TTGGTCTAATTGGTTCTATCTTAACAAAAAGATATAGAGATGACGCAGACCTTGACATAAATGTATTGTTTGATGTACCAAAAGATAAAAGAGAAGACGAAAGATTAAGACTATCTCAAAAGTATTTGTCTGCTAAAAATCCAGATAACATACAAGGTAAATTAATACCAGGCACCAAACACCCGATAAACTTTTACTTTATTACAGACATGAAGACTTATCAAGACCAAGAAAAAAAGGCTGACACTGTATTTGATATAGAAGATAATGAGTTTGTTAAAAGACCCGAAGATTTTACTTTTGATGCTTCTTTGTATGTCAATGATTTTGAAAAGAAAGTACAAGAAATAGATGTGGTAAAAGGTGAATTAAAAAGAGATATTATTGATTACAGAGAACTAGAGGGTTTAACAAATGATGATGTATTAAATTTACAAGACAAAATTAATTCAAAACTAGATGAGATAGAAGATAGTATAAAAGATATTATAAAGATAGGTGACGGTGTTGATGTAGAAAGAAGAGCTGCATTTGATAAAGACATGTCACCGGATGAAATTAGAAAGTATGGTATTAAAAATAGATTACCAAAAGCCGTGATATATAAGATGTTAGAAAAATATCACTATCTAAAATTCTATAAGAAATGTAAAAAGATTTTAGATGACGGCAAAGTAACTGATAAAGAAATAGATGATTTAGAAATGCATGAGGCTAGAAGAAGAACTTTAGCATTTACATTTGGTAGATTTAATCCACCTACAATAGGTCACGAAAAATTAATTAATAAAGTTGCAAGTGTTCGTGCTGACGATTACAGAATTTATTTAAGTAGAAGTGAAGACGCTAAAAAGAATCCACTATCTGCTAGAGATAAACTATCAATAATGAAACAGATGTTTCCTAGACATGCTAGAAAGATAGTAATTAACACTACAAATATGATATTAGATATTTGTACTGAACTTCACAATCAAGGCATTACAGAAATCTTTATGGTTGTAGGTAGCGATAGAGTTAGAGAATTTGAAACAATAATTAACAAATACAACAATGTAAAATCAAGACATGGTTACTATAACTTTGATAATGTCAATGTTGTATCTGCTGGCGAGAGAGATCCAGACGCAGAGGGAGCTACGGGTATGAGTGCAAGTAAGATGAGAGCTGCAGCTGCTAAGGGCGACCTTGCTAGTTTTAAAAAAGGACTACCGTCAGGTGTTGACGCAGATAGACTTATGAAACAAGTAAGAAAGGGAATGAGATTGGCTGCTAATTATATTTACATGAAAAAAGCACAACCAATTGCTAGTATGGAAGAATTTGAACAACAACAAATTAGAGACCTTTATATTAGAGACCAAATATTCAACATTGGAGACAAGGTTGATTATGTCAAAGAAGATATAAAAGGTACAGTACAGAGAAAAGGAACAAACTTTATTGTATTAGAAGACAGTAATAATAATTTACATAAGGCATGGATATGGGATTGTATTCCTGTGGCAGCCGATAGAGAGGCAGACATGAGAGAAGTAAACTTGAATGTTGATTATGGTTTTGAAGCTGTATCTGAGGTGCAAGAAGATATGGATGCTTTACCTCAGGACAAAGATGTGAAGAAAAAAGACGGTACTCAACCTAAAAAGTATTACAAAGACTTAAAAAAAGGCACAAAAGATAAGAGAGCAGATCATTTTAAGAATAGAGATACCACTAAGAATGATAACAGACCAGCGCCAGGTGATAAAGGTGCTAAGACTAAACCAAGTATTCATACTACCAAATTTAAAAAAATGTATGGTGAAGTTTATGAGGTTGGAACACCTGAATATACAAAACATACAGTTGATATGACACCAGGTCAAGAAAATCCTATTAAAAAAGTAAAAGGTTTCTTGGATAGAGAAAAAGAAAAACCATCTGAAAAAGATGTAAAAGAATGGGCAAGTACAGAGTCAACAATGAATAAATATAGAGAACGATACAAAGACGAATGGAAGGCCAAACTATCAGAGGTAGTGGCCAAAATGATAGAAAAACTATAATGAAAACATTTAACGAGTACGAAAACATTGACAAATCTTGCGAAGAATGTATCTTTGAACATGAACAAGAAGGCATTTATGAAGCAGAATATCAAGGTAAAAAAGTAACATTAAATGACCCTATTCGTGGTGGAAGTAAAAAATTCTATGTATATGTTAAGAACGAAGCAGGTAAAGTAATCAAAGTTTCATTTGGTGATACAACAGGATTAAGTATTAAAAGAGATGACCCAGCAAGAAGAAAAAGCTTCAGAGCTAGGCACAATTGCGATAATCCAGGACCTAAAACAAAAGCAAGATACTGGTCATGTTATCAATGGAGAGCAGGAGCAAAGGTAAACAACTAATGAGTAGATACAGAAAAACAATGAGACAGGCTATAGAAGAAGGCCTATCTAATATGCAGATTGCAATTCTTAGCAAAGAATACAAACCTTTAAAAGGTAAAACTATTACAGCAGCTAGAGCAAAACAATTAATGAACATCTTGGATAAATTCAAAGATGATGACCTAAAAAAATTATCTAAAGCAAATATACCATTTGTATCAAGTGGTTCACAATCTAAACTTACAGTGAGAAATATGGGTGTTAAAGTAACTACTTTTAGTCCATTTGGTAGTTTTAGAGAAGAAGTAACGCAACAAGATTTTGACCTAGAAGAAGGCAAGATGAAAACTATTGCTACAATGTTTGATCAAGGTAAAAGTGCTGAAGAGATTGCAAAGGTAATGAAATTACCTGTTGACACGGTAAAAAATATTTTAGGTGAAGTAAAAGAAGATGTACAAGAGGCAAAATTTAGAATGGAAGGTGAAGTTGATTACAAAAACAAACCTAATCCTGAAGACTTTGAAATGGTTGTAAATGCTAGTAATCGTAATGACGCTATGAAACAAGCTGAAATAAATTTAAGTAGAGGCGGCAAAAAAATAAATGCTTTAGAATTTAGTAAAGTTGTAAAAGAAGAACTGATACACGAATTTAAAAAGATGACAGTATCTTTTAAAACACATGACATGATGGCAAAAGCTTCAACTGATTTAGCAAAACAAGGTTTCACTATTTCAGGAACACAAAAAGCATTAAAAGTAGATGGAAAAGGTGCAGACCTTAACAAGTATGCTACAGATTTAAAAAACAATTATGGCGCAACAATAAGAGCAGAAAGTTATGCTATTGATGAAAGCGCAGACGAAGATTTTTACAATCCAGTTTATGAAGCATGTTGGGTTGGTTATAAAAAAGTAGGCATGAAGAAAAAAGGTGACAAAATGGTACCTAATTGTGTACCTGAATCTGTTAATGAAGAAGATGAAAAAAAGAAGATGAAAAAAACTGATGTTGCACCTGACGGCGAAGCTGAACATGCAGAGAAAAAAGAAAAAACAGATGATAAAGAAAAATTAAAGTCAGAGATAGATAAAAAAGACGCAGAGATACAATCTTTAAAAGTAAAAGCAGAAACGGATAAAGCTAAAGTTGCTAAAAAAGAAACTGAAAAAATGGTAAATCCAGAAACAGGTGAACCATTACTTCAGGTCGGTGTTGCTTATAAACATTTAAGAGATAAAATGAAGAAGATGAAAGAAGATGTTGATTATCTAAAACCTAAAATGAATACATCTCAATTAGCAAATATCAAAAAAGTATGGCAACATAAAACTAAAAAAGATGTTACACCTGCTGTTAAGAAAATGATTAAAGATATGGATATACCAACTCAATTAGCAATTAAATATGCTAAAATTAATCAGTTATCAAAACTAGTAGAAGATTTAGATAGTAAAGATAAACCTACGGTCAAAGATGTTATAGGTCAGTTAAAAGGTGCAGTAAAGGCACACGCTAAACAGGCAAAAGATTTAGATAAGGCAATGAAGAACGAAGACCACCCAGCAAAAAAGATTTTTGAACAAATCGAAGGTCTAAAAAATAAAGCTGAAAAATCTGGAATGCCATACGGTATTCTAAAAAAAGTTTACGATAGAGGCATGGCTGCATGGAGAGGTGGACACCGACCAGGTACTACACAGCAACAATGGGCTTTCGCTAGAGTAAATTCATTCATAACAAAATCCTCAGGTACATGGGGTGGAGCTGATAAAGATTTAGCTGCTAAAGTAAAAGGAAGTAATTAATGTCAAACTATTTAAAACACAAGCCTGGCAGCGTTGAAGAACTTGTAGCAAAACAAGGAAGTTACATAGAAGATTCGGGCTACCAAGCAATGTTCAAAAAAGAACTAGATAAAGCCGGCAAGGGTATTGGCGGAATGACACCAGCAGAAAAGAAAGCATTTTTTAATAAGATAGATAAAAAATATACAGCTAAAGATGAGGGTATTGAAACTATGGTTCCTAATAAAAAAGATGACCCTAAAGACTTAAAAAGAAAACAAACCATGACAGGTGAAAAAGCTACTAAAATTGAGATGGAACCTAAAGTGGAATACGACAAATAGTCATTAGCTGCGACAACTTCGCAATTGCCTTTTTAATATATATATGTTATAGTATACCATAATTAAAAAGGACAACACTATGAAAAATCTACCTAGAATATACCTTGATATGGACGGTGTATTATTCGATTTTGTAAAAAATATTGAGAATACTACAGGTCTTACAATTAACCAATGGTCAAAACTTGGTAGAAAAGAGAGATGGAATCCTATCATTGCTAACAAGAAATTTTGGTCAGACGGACCGTGGTTAACAGAGGGTAAAAAATTATTCTCTTTTGTTAAGAAGTACAATCCACATATTTTAAGTGCATATGTAGAACATGCTCACGACCCTAATTGCATTCCAGGCAAGAAAAAATGGGCTATGAAAAATACTGGAATATCTAGTAATAAAATCAATCTAGTAATAAGAAGTCATAAAAAGAACTATGCAAGTCCTAATACTATATTAATTGATGATTATGAGAAGAATACCAAAGAGTTTACTGCCAGTGGCGGTAAGGGTATTCAATTCAAGACAGCCTCACAAACTATTGCCGAGTTAAAAAAACTAGGTTTCTAATCTCCTCTATTATAAATAGTACCGTTATAACGAAATAATAACTTTATAAAGGGAGAAAAATTATGAGTTTATGGGGAGCAACTGACTCTGACGAGAGTAAGCCTAAAAACTTGACTACAGCCGAGAAGCTTGAAGTTAGCGCTTCAGCAAAAGGTTGGGTTAGAGAAGCAGGTACTATTCTATCAGGGAATGACAACGCAAGTGCAACACCAGAAGTGCTAGTAGCACTTAGAGGTTTAGCAGTAAAACTCGGCGCAGCCGACATTACAGAAATTGAATGGATTACAACAGTAGCTGATAAATCAGCAGGTTTTACTCTTTCAGCAAGACTAAGATTTAATGAAGCAGTTGATGTAGTAACAACAGGTGGTACACCTACTTTAGCAGTAACTAACGGAAACCAAGGTTCTGGTACAGGTAGAGGTCCACATGCATTAGCATATACTTCAGGAACAGGTACTAACGAATTAGTATTCTCATTAGCAATTGCAGCCGCTAACGCAGCTACAAACGCAGGTGATGTATTAGTTTTCGGTGCTAATCCATTAGCATTAAATAGTGGTACTATCAAAGACGCAGGAACATCTACTAATGCAACTATCACAAGTATTGCTGGTATTGGTTCAGCGGCTGGTACAATTACTGTAGTAGCATAATAATAACTAATTAAAGGGGGCTTCGGTCCCCTTTATAAATATATTAACTAAGTGATGTAGGAATATACCTACAGTAGCATCCCTCGAAAGAGGTTAACAGGAGATAAAAATGGCAGATAAGAAAATAACACAATTGACCGATCTTGGTGACGGTCTAGCAAGCGTTGACTTGTTTCATATAGTAGATGACCCAAGTGGAACACCAATTAATAAAAAAATCACAGCTGAAAATGTTTTTAATAACATACCTACATGGTTAGGTTTAAATTCAACATCACAAGCTATTACAGGTAGTGGTTCATCACAATCAATTGATATTATTACACCGGTAACCGAAGTAAACGCAACATCATCAACAGCGACACTTACATTAGCTGACGGTGCAAACGGACAAATAAAAACACTAATTAACATATCATCAAGTGGTACAAATGCAGTAACAATTACACCTTCAAATTTAAGAGGTGGTACAGCTATTACTTTGAACGCACCTGGTGAAACTGTAACATTGATTTTTAAGAATTCTAATTGGAATATTCTTAGCGGACATAATTTTACCGTAGCATAGTTTTAAAAAGGATACAATGACTAAAATGAAATATATAAAGCTTGAAGAGTTAGAAGAAGAAAGAAATAAACTTACTACTGACTTTGAAGAGATGAAAAAAAATGTGCAAAAAGTTGAAGTAGAATTAAATCAAATGAAAAACAATTTAAATGCTTTAGCTGGTGCTATACAACTATCAACTAGATTAGTTGAAAGTGCTAAAAATCAAGAGTACGAAGTAGATGAGAAGGTTGATTCACCTGATAACAGGATGAATTTTCCATCAGAGTAATATGAAAACTTTAAAACAACATATCAAAGATAAAGAGTATGAAGATTTTGAAGAAGATTTAATAGGTGATAAAAAACCTAGTGAAAATAAGAATGAAAAAAGTGAAGATAAAAAAGAAAACGAGGAAAAGAAATGAAAACTTTAAAACAACATATAAGTGAAGGCTACAAACAAGGTAAGTACGGTGCTGGTAATGTTGGTACACCAGAAGTTAATTCTGTCGAAGACGGAAGTATTGGTGTTCATAACTTACACGACCCTAAAATCCTTGAAAGAGTAAATGCATTTGTAGGTTCTATCAGCGCTCAGGAATATTTAAATCCGAAAGCTGCTTGTGAACAACTTGCAAGTAAATTGAGAACTCTAGGATTAGATATGACTATACCTGAAATGTCAGGCAATGGTACAGCTAATCTTGAAGTAACACAATTCGGAGGAAGATTTGGTAAAGATATTGACGGTTCCGATATTAAAGATGATGGCATATCTCACAAAAAAGAGGGTGGTCTCAAACTTAATGTTAAGTACGAAACACTAGAAAACGGTTCGTCTAAAGTCTTTGCTAAATTAGTATAGACTTTTTATGTTCAAAGAAATAACCAAAGATAATTGGTTGTTGTTTGCACAACAAAACTATGACAATCCTACTCTTGAAAAAGAAGAGGAGTTTTATGATGATATTAAGCGATTTAAATATCTTAAAAGGTTGTTTCGTAAGTATGAGATAACAGGTGATATTAAAATAAGATTAATTTTAAATCATCTAGTCGTATTACAGAATGTTTTTGGTGTGGAGGCTTCAGTTAGTTTACTACTATTTAAAGTAGATGAAAGATACTGGTCCATATTAAAAACTTGTTTAGACTATCTAGGTTATCTATACCCACATGAACTAACAGAGTTTAAAAAGGATAGCAACATAGAAGAAATGTTAAAAAAACTATGAGTAGAGCAATAGATTTAATTATTACTTACCGAGTGGTAAAGTTATTGGTAACTCCTTTTGAAAAGCAACCAGCATTTAAAGCAGGTATCATTGATGCTGACGGTAAAGTATTAAGAAAATTTAAAACAATCAAAGGCAGTGAAAGAAAACATTACACAATGTTACATAGATTTGTATTCAATTTAAAAAGAATACTAAAAAAAGTAGGATTAGGTAGTAGATTAGGTTCATTTGCTGTTGCATTGGCTTTACTAATAAAAGAAGATAAATCTATGACACAACATAGAGAATCAATAGAATCTGCTGTTGTTACATATTTAAAAGAAGAAAACTTATATGATATGTTATTAAACGAAGTAAGAGAAATACCAGACATTAAACAAGACCCTTACATGACCTGTTTTGGTGTAAGTGTATATGAACAAAATGGTGAACTGGTATCGGAGGACAATTATGCCAAAACATTATAAAGATATGATTGATGAGTTAATCAATAAAATGGACGAAGACGCTCCAGCAAATGCTGTTGCACATGGTGGAGTTGATATGGCTCCTAATGCCGGCAAGAAAAAGAAAAAAGATGAAGTGCCACCAGAACTAATGAAAGTTTTAATGAAAAAAATGGGAAATAATGTGAAAGAAAACTTTGACAATAATAATGTGGTATTAAAGAGTATTAATGAAACACTTAATAAATTAGAAGATAAGATTGATAAAAAAAACGGTGTAAAAAAAGAAGAAATTAAATTAGAAAAGAAAAAAACTTTTCACGATAAGTTTGTAAAAGATTTGATGAACAATACACCTCATTCGGGGCAATTTGATGAAGACCTTTAAAGAATATAGTGTAATGACACGAGGCTATGCGATAGGTGGAGTTGATAACTCACATCCGATTGCTAGTTTAGGTGATGTACCACCAAAAGGAAAAGGCAGTAGGTCAAGTAGAGCTGTAGGTTTAACAGCACAAACTAATATAAAAGAAAAGATAGGTTTTGTTGTAAAATATACAGATTCAAAAAATAAAAAATTTGCTACAGCATTTAAGATGAAAAAAGATGCTGAAGATAAATTAAATCAATTTAAAAAAAGTGGTATGAAAGATGTATCTATAACAACTCATAAAATAAATTATAGTAATCAAATAAATTTTAGAGGTTTAGATAAGCCATTATCTTTAGAAGATACAAATAGAATACCTAGAAAACCTGGCCAAAAATCAGGTTCAGATAAACATTCCGATTTATACACAGATGAAAATCCAAAAGGAACTATACATGGTCTAGGCTTTACTGATAGAGTTAAGGCTACTCAATCTATAAATAAAATAAAAGGTTCAGGTAAAACACATGCTCACAAAATGCAGGCTGCAATTGCAATGTCGCAAAGAGCAAAGGTAGCTAGTCAAAGAGCTAAGGATCCAGAAAAGAAAAAAGACCTTGCTTCAGCGCATAGAACTTATCAACAATATATAAATCAAAATAAAAAAAGTAAGGACTAAAATGGAATTAATATTAACTTTAGCAGTAAAATTTTGGATGTGGACAGTTTTAATTGTTTTAATAATTTTAGGTTTAATTATCAATTTATTTGATAAGAAACAACCTAAATCATACACATTTGCATTTTCAACTTATCCCCATATGCAACCTCAAAAAATTGCCACAAAAGGTAAGGGGTTTTTTACAATGATTAAAATGTGGTTGCTCGGTGTTAGACATTGGGAAATCAAAGAAGACTTTGAGTATGTATTAAATGGGAATATATATGTAATACCGGCAGGTTTTAAATTTGATGGTGCAAGTATACCAAAATTCTTGCATCCGTTTTTATCACCAGTTGGTGTATTACTAATAGGTGGTCTTGTACACGATTATGCTTACAAGTATGCCACACTATTAAGACAAAATAAGAGAGATACCTTAGGCGTTATAACTCAAAAAAGAGCAGACGAAATCTTTAGAGATATTAATATAGGCGTAAATGGTTTCTATCTTATGAACTACTTAGCATACTGGTCATTAAGACTAGGTGGCTTTCTTGCGTGGAATAAACACAGAAAAGTCAACGCTAAGATTAAGTAAAAAAAAGGAGGTTCAAGTATGAACTGGATAATGTCAAGAGTAAAAGAGATGTCAAGTTGGTCAGGCGCAGGTTTGATCGGTCTTGGTGCAATGATTATATTGGGAGGTCCGTTTGTTAACATGTTAGCATGGGCAGCCGTTATTTGGGGAATCATTTCCATAGTAAAAAAGGACTGACCTGATGGGAATTAGATTATTTTTTATAGGACTTATAGTCACCGCCTTAGCCGGCGGTGGCTTCTATGTTATGAAGTTGCAAAAAGATAATGCAATTTTAAAAGCAAATGCTATCAAAATGGAATCAGCAATCGCTGACCAAAAAACACTAATAGAAAACCAACAAAAAGATTTTAAAGAAATTTTAGAAGCAAATAAAAAATTTAATGAGTTAGTAAATGCTCTTAAAAAAGATATAGATGATTTAGATAATAGATTTAACAAAGATGGTAGAGATTTTGGTAAACTTGCAATAGAAAAAACAGATTCATTACAAAGAATAATTAATAGTGCAAGTGATAAAGTATTAAGATGTGTTGAGATAGCAGGTGGGGCACCACTTACTGAACAAGAAATCAACGCAACTGTAAAATCAGAAATTAACAGAGAGTGTCCTTCAATAGCGAACCCGAATTATGTACCGTATAATAATTAGTATATTAGTAGTGTTGTTTTTAACTGGCTGTTCAGGCGTTAAAAAATTAAGTATCTTCAAAGAAGAAGTACCTAGACAAAAACTAGATTTAGTTAAACCTACTATGCCTGAATTAGAAAAGTTAAAATGGATTATCATTACTTCCGATAATGCAGATGAAGTATTTAAAAAGATGGAAGAACAAGGGATTGATCCTGTTCTATGGGGACTAACAGACAAAGACTTTGAGTTGTTAGCAAAAAACTTTGCAAGAATTCGTAATCAATTAAAGATTACAAATGATTTATTAGATAACTATAAAGAATATTATGAAGGAGAAGATGATGAGCAAAAATAGATTAGAGATATCAGATTCAACTGCTATATCTATGCCTATGAAAAATTTAATTGCTATAGTTGCTGCTGTATCAATGGGTGTGTGGGCATACTTCGGTGTATTAGAAAGAATCACTATGCTAGAAACAACAAGTAAACTAGCAGAAAAAGATTTAAATCAACACGTTGAAAGACTAGAAGCTGATTTAACAAAGAATACAGAATTTAGAATAAAATGGCCAAGAGGTGAAATGGGTACATTACCTGCTGACTCGGAACAATATATGTTGATTGAGGACATTTATGGTAGTGTAGAAAAAATAGAAAAACAACTTGATAGTATGATGGATAATAAAATTAACATACAGTTTTTACAAAAACAAGTAGAAAAGATGTTAAGTGATATTGAGAAATTAAAGGATGCAGATAGGGAGATAGTGTATCAAAACGGAAACGGTACACATTAAAAAGTATGATAGAAATAGTCGTAGCTCTATTGATGATAGTAAATTCTGAAATCAAAGAGCATAGAATACAAGTTAGTCTTAAAGAATGTTTGAAAGGCAAGAGAACAGCCGAGAGAACTTATAGCGAAGGTGTTAGATATCAATGTCTAAAATCAAAAGCAGAGCTTGAACAAAATATAGATGGTTCATGGTCAATTAAATCTCTAATAATGAAATAACAAATAATCTTTTTAGATAAATATAATAAGTATTATGAAACAATTGTGAAAGATATAAACACAAAATAGTAAAGGTTTCATAAATGGCAGATGAATTAAATAAATTACAGACAAAGATAGCTTTGCTTGAAAAAGACGCCAAGACAGGTGAGCAGATTCATCAAAGATTAGAAGTTGCAATAGGTAAACTATCTGATTGTGCCGTAAGTTTAAAAGCAATGCTTGCTCAACAAGAGCAGAAACTAACTAAAGCGGAACAAACAGATGACGATATCTTTGTCACTTTAGAATCTCGTAGAAAAGAATGGGATATCGATCTCAAAGAACTACACTCCAGAATAACTACTAATACAAGAGAGTTAAGAGAACATCAAATACAATCTGAACAGACTATGCTAAATGAACTTAGGTCTATGAAGACGCAACTATCAGAGAGAGTTGGCGTATTAGAGAAGTGGAGATGGTTAATCATTGGCGGATCTATCATTATTGGCCTAATGATGTCAAATCCAAGTGGTAATATGTGGGAGTTTTTAAGTTAATCGCTTGACTTTTTGCCACTCATTTGTTATAATGTATCTATGTCAAGTTATATAGATACCAAATTTATCAATCTATTATCAGCAAGACTTCCAAAGTTTAAGAGAAAAGCAGAGTATCTATTTAATTTTAGGTGTCCGCATTGTGGTGACTCTCAGAAATCACAATCGAAGGCTAGGGGTTTTGTTTATAAGAAGAAAAATGATATGTTCTTCAAATGTCACAACTGTGGTGTAGGTCAATCATTAGGTAATCTAATTAAACATCTTGACCCTAATCTATATAAAGAATATATCTTTGAAAGATTTAAAGACGGCAAACCTACAAAAGAAAAACCTGAGTTTGATTTTACACCATCAAAAGAATTAAAGACAAGAACTGCTGATGAAAAATATTTACATGAACTAGAATCATTTGATAAATTAGTACAGACACACCCAGCAAAACAATTCATATTTAAAAGATTTATACCTAAAGAACATTGGGATAAGTTTTTCTTCTGTCCTAAATTTTATGAGTGGACTAATACTATTGTACCTAA